CATCTTCAATCTTATAAATTTCAATTAAAGCGTCTCTGTATCGATAATACAGCTGTTTATGTTTTTGTGTAATTTTTGTAACCACCATGTTTTTCATAATCTTATCTCCTATTATTAATGTATTAATTTAAATAATCTATACAGTATTTTGATTAATATACATATCCCGCAAATTGGAGTAATTCTATTATTTCAGAATTTCCTTTAACTTTTGCCCCTTCTACTATCAGGTCGATTACATTATTAACATCTTGGTAATCACCCAGTATTTGTACTTTTAATATAAGCTCTATTGGGTTGTGCATTTTTGGCTCCTTGTTATTACATTGTGTAATATGTCATGAGGTAATATTACATAGAGTAATAATCCATGTCAATACCCTTTTCGCAATAAATACATTGAAATTTATTTTTTAAAAAATTAAGATGATTACCAGTAGTAATATTAGGCTGGATAATAATGGGATCAAATAAAGTACTAGAGATACGGCACAAACTTGCAATGACTCAAGAAGATTTTGCCTCTAAAATTGGGATAAGCCAAACGACCATTAGCAGATATGAATCCCAAGATATACAACCGTCTTTTCAAACATGTAAAAAAATAGTCAGATTAGCGAATGCAAAAGGTATTAAAATTAATATTGAAGATGTGAGGCCTGATTAATGAGAAAATTTTTTATATATAGTTCTTTATTATTTCTTTCTGGATGCGTTACTAAACAAGGATTTTTAAATTCCTTAAATTCATTTGTTGGAAAGAATGCAGAATATTTAGTCGAGCAACAGGGAGCCCCTACTCAATCATTTGAAACCAAATCCGGAACATTACTTTATTGCTACGAAAGATCTTCTATACATAAAACAGATTCTTATATAACAAACTCTGGATTAATTACAGGTGGTGATTTATATACTAAATCCTGCAGTGTTTGTTTTATTTTAAAACGAAATATAATTCAAAAATATATTTTCAAAGGAAATAACTGTTATTTTGGATCTGAAATAGGATATTAACACAAATAAAAAAGCCGAGGTCAACGGGTTGGCGCCCTACTCGGCTTTTGAGGATGACTCATGAATTACACGAGAGAATTGTCTCATAATGTATTGAAATCCCGCAAGAACTTTTTAATCCCCTGCTCAATTAATTTTATTTTAATGTACGCTAAGTCTTACAGATTCTTGCGATTCTATGCTCGTGCAAAATATCACCTCTTGATTTAAGATAGTCTGTTATGTTTTTGATGGAACAAGAAAAAAGGAGTTTTTCTTATGGAATATATGGCTATTGGATTACGTATTAACAAGACAATTATCTATGAGGATGTCAAATATGTCAGCAAAGGCGACAGAATGGGCACTAGAGATGCCAATAAAACCAAGCGAAAAAATTGTATTAGTAAAATTAGCTAAATATGCGAATAACGATGGGGAATGTTTTCCCGGATTAGATCGTCTTCAGGAAGACTGTCAAATGAGCCGGCCTACCCTGCTCTCTAAATTAAAAAAACTAGTGGAACTTGGATTAATTTCCAAACAAAGAAGACATAATGGAAGTGGTCACAAACTTTCCAACTCATACCAATTAAAGCTCATAAAAAGACCAGAATCCCTAAGTAAAGATTCTTTACCTAGGTCCCAAGAAAATCCCTTAGTAAAAAATTCCTATGTAGGGATTTTTAACCCTAATAAAGAACACTCTTCTTCTAACATTATCTTACCTAGTAATAACATCCATGATATAACAAACATAAATAAAGAAAAAAATACCAAAAAAGAAAATTCGGACATCCTCGACAGCTCTGCAAATGTTTCTTGTTCATTTTATAATCAGAGCAATAAAGAAGCAGAATCTGATCAATCCCCTGCCACTTTTGCGGCAGGGCACGTAAATTATCCTGTTGATTTTACTAAGAAAAGATATACTTCCGATAATAAGAATTATCCGAAATCTCAAAAAATACAGAAGGTTAGTTCAAAAAATTTACCCCCTATTCCCGTATTACCGGAAATAATTTTACAAGAAAATTGGGATGCGTTCTTAGAGCACAGAAGGGCGCTAAAATCTCCTATGAGCCATATCGCTCAAGTCCGAGCCATTGCATTACTTGAAAGACTCAGTAAATCTGGGAACGATCCTAACCAAGTCATTGAACAGTCGATCATTAATGGCTGGAAAGGTCTTTTCGAAATAAAAAAATCTTATATTCATCCCTTTGAAGCCGCTAAACAAAGAGAGCTGCAAGAGCTTGCCGAAAAAAGAAAGCGCGCCGATGAACAGAGAAGGGCGCTTGAGGCTCGCAAAAGAGCAGAAGAGGATGAATGGCAAAGAAGTCGTCAGAAAAATATGCAGGTTGGAGTACAAAATATACACACATTAAGGGAAATCCTTTCTAAGGCTCCACAGATGCCTAAAAGAGGGGTTAATTAATGTACCCGCTACCTAGATATCTAAAAATCATTTTCGTTCAATATAAGATAAAATTTGCCGCTTCTATGGGCATGTTTAAAATGACATTGAGGGTTTATAATGACTGAACAAGAAATTGTTGATAATTTTGTAAATGATTTGAACAATATTGCAATAGAAGCGTTTGTTCAAGAATCAAGCAAGACTTACATAAAAGCTCTCGATTTTTATACCTGGTCTATAAAATATGATCAGTACGAATTTTATTCAGACTTTTATCACTAAAATTTATAAATCACTTTAACTTTATCTTGCAAACGTTTGTATATGTGATAATTTAAATCTGCTGATATAGTAACTTTGTTTTAATCCTATTTATCAAAGAGCTCCCTATCAGCTATCATTTTTTTCATTAATTCTGATGTGTTTGAAGTCCGATCCCCCTGACTACTCTCCAGGGGGATTTTTAATGCAAACATGATAAGATCCTCACAACCACGCCATTTTTTAGGCCATCTCTTCCAAATCTCTGTTAACATCTGATGACCAATCCATCTCTTTTTTCACTGTTTAACAATAGATCAATCACGTTATCCACGCTCTCAATCCTGTAAACAGGGCAGGGGAATTTTTCAATAAAATCTTTTTGTCTGGGAGTTAACTTCGAGCTTTTGTTTAACTTTACTTCGCACAAATATATAACACCGCCAAAGGCAATCAGTAAGTCCGGAAATCCATGTCCAACTTCACTCAATACTTTAACAAATGCCCCTATCTTGCGAGCAGCTCTCACAATTTCTAACTGATTGTTATCAACTTTGTAAACCATGGTCAGAAACTTACCATATTTCTGGCATCGGAAAAATGATCAGTTGTTAAATAATAAATTTTAAAGAGGTAGGTAATTATATGCCGATATAATGAGTAAAAAACCCATTTTTAACTAAAAATACGGTATTGTAATGTTACACTTTAACTATGTATTATAAGTGTCTAATGTATGTACATTATTTAAAAGTATGGTGAAAATGTGAACATTCTCGATAAACTAAAATGCAAGATGGGCTGGCATAAATACGATGAAATATTTTATCTTATAAAAACTTTTGATCCATACGAGTTTGCAGTGAGAGGTGTGGCTGTTGCCAATAATAACTTCAAATATATTAAAGGATACTGCAAATGCGGAAAATATAAAATATTCGGCAAATATCGGAAATTTAAATGATATCGATACTCGATAAATTCCTCGAAATAGCAAAGGCAGAAATCGGAGTGCATGAAACTCCTGGACCTACTTCTACAAAACGCATTATTGAATACGATGCTACGACTACATTGAAAGCTCAATCAGATGAAATAGCTTGGTGCAGCGCATTTGTTAACTGGGTGGTTACTCAGACAGGTATCGAGCTTGGCATTGATTTACATCCAACCAATTCAGCGAGCGCCAGGAGTTGGCTAAATTGGGGAGTGGAAATTAGTGGTCCGATTCCAGGGTGCATTGCTGTGCTTAAGAGGGGAACTAATCCTGCGCTCGGTCATGTTGGCTTTGTTAACAAAACGACTAAGACTTCGATTGAACTTATTGGTGGAAATCAAAGTGATCAAGTTAAGCTCCAGGGATTTATGAAGATTTATGTACTTAGTTATAGGGTTCCTAGAGAATAAATTTTGTCATGCCGTGTAATGTCGTTTGCTGTAATTTGCGGTGATGTAATGATTTTTTATGCCGCTACCGGAACCTCCGAAGGAGAAGTGATGTTTATTTTGTTTGGTAATATATTAGTAAATGCTGAAACTGTAAAATTTTTTCATAGATATAAAATCGATGGTGACAGTCTCTATTGGATCGGAATTAAATTTAATAATGGAAGTTCTGATTCGATACTCCATAGAGAAGACTGTTGTTGTCCTGAATGTTTGATGTCAGAAAGTTTTAAGAGTGAAGAATGTTTAGAGAAACGCTTCGAAGAGCTGTGCAAACTGTTGGGGGCTAAAATTGATAGCTCTAAATATATCAATTTAGATATCATAAACACTCCTTTAACTGCAAGAATTAAATACTGTCTAATATTAGCAGATATAAAGACGGTTGGTGATTTAATTAAACTTTCTGAGCATGAAGTAAATCGCATTCCAAATATAGGTATTATATCTCTGCGTGCGATTAAAGAATATTTAAATTCAATTGGGCTGTGTTTAAAGGAAAAATGAAGATTGAAGATTTAGGTAAAAAAGTAAAAGACTGTAATTGCAGTTTGTGTTATCAGCAGGAATTGCGTGAGCATTTGAATGTTGGAAAAAAGCCATTCACATGTCCGAATTGTTGGGGTCTTGGAATAAAAGCGCTCCCCAATAATGGTCAAGGATACGGCACTACAAAATGCCACTCATGTAAAGGCGAGGGGATCGTATGGGGATGAAAATAGAAGACCAAGTGTGCTCTTTAGAGTTTGCAAAGAAGTTGAAAAAACTCGGTGTTGAACAGGATAGTTTTTTTTATTGGGTTGAAATAGGTGAACACGATTTGCGATTAGAATTTAATATAGATAAAGATGCTACTTCGTCATATCTATCTGCATTCACTGTTTCAGAGCTTGGTGAGATGTTGCCAAAAATATTTTATATCGATGAAGATAGGTATGCACTAAAAAATGGGTGGGTAATTAAAAATAGGTACATGTCTAATGAAAGTGAATTTTGGATAACTACTTATCTTATAAATGGGGAACCTGATTATTTTAAACATTTTGAAAGCGAAAAAGAGGCAGATGCTCGAGCAGAAATGCTCATCTACCTTATTGAGAACAAGTTAATAGAGGTTAATTAATGTTAATAGAGGTTAATTAATGGAATCTAAATCAGATGCAGATGATTTCAAAATACTCTGTAAAAAATATCAAAGCGGTGAAATCACACGTAATCAATTTATAGAAGATAGAATGAGACAGTTAATGCGGGTCCTTAATGAGACAGATGATTTTAAGTCGCTTTATGAGAAATTTGAAAAGGAAGAAATCACATTTAAACAATTTGTAGAGCGAAGAAATGAATTGCTTAAAAATGAGGAATCTCGTGAAGAAGAAATTTGAATATGATTTCTGGAAATTAAAATTAGAAATTAGAGAGATTTTTGATAAAGAGATATTTTATTTTAAAAATGGATACTATAAAAAGCCATTAGATTTACAAGAAGCAATGCAAGCCTTTGATCTCGAGATTTCCTCAAAATATATAAATAGAAAATTATTATATGAAAGTCGAGGATTAAAATAAATGACCCTATTTTACGAATCTGCAAATGAATTAGCGCAGAGTGATGAGTCCAATATAACATTTGAAATCTATCAAGATCGTTATCAAGATATTCGACGCAAGCAAGCAGAGATTGGAGCAGATATCGAAGGACTGAAGTTATTATACGATCGATTGAAGAAACGTTTAATCAAAGATAAGAAAATTATAGCAAACTCACATAAAAGCCAGGGACTAAGAAAAAGAAGAGCAACAGATGAGCAGTTATAAGTGGTCTATTGAGCGCGACAAGACAGATCCGACAAAATATTGTGCAGAATTTTATAAATATGATAATACAACTCTACGTGAATTATTCAAAACTCCCCGTGAAGCCATTGATTGGATAACAAAGGTTTGGTCCGAAGAAGATTCCTTATCCCCTTGAACTGTATATTTTATGGGTATATATTTTACTCAAATATATACAGGAGTTGTACACTATGCAGCCAATCCCTTCCCGTGTGACCGGAAAAAATACAAATCAAAAGCCAGCAACTGAATGCAAACCTGATCCAAAAGTACTTAAATCAATTCGAGAAAATCATGAAAATACTCTGCGAATTGTTAATCGCATGAACGGTCAGATTATTGCTCGAGGTTAAAGATGGCAAAACCTACTGTTCTGACTGAAAAAGTTCAGGACATCATTATTGACTCCATTTTAAACAATCTTCCTTATGTAAAAGCTTTTAATTTAGCTGGAATCGGCAATAAGACTTTTTATAACTGGAAAAAGCGTGCTGAAGAAGAAGAGGAGAGAGGTGAAGAAACAATTTATACACAATTGTTTCATTTAATTCGAGAAGCAGAATCAAAGGCAATTTATGGACACCTCGCAGCGATTAAAGAAGGTAAGACTGGATGGCAATCGCGTTCTTGGATTTTAGAACGTAGATGGCGTGAACACTTTGCAAATGATTCTTATCAACTAGATGATTTGCGAAGACAGCTAGAAGAGTTACGTGGTTGGTTACAGCAGATATCACAAATAAAAGGAATTCGTCATGAAACGAAAGCCAATGAAACTAAAGCTGAAGAAAGGGGCGCTGCATAAAGCGTTGGGTGTTCCTGAAAGCAAAAAGATTCCTAAAGAGAAATTGGAAAAGGCAAAACATTCAAAAAGTGCATTGATGCGTAAACGTGCGACATTTGCGGAGAATGCGAAAAAGTGGAATCACTCTGGAAAGAAGAGGAAATAATATGCTTGGATTTTGGGGCGGAGATAATTTTCAAGGTAGCCAAGGGGATATTGATGAAATGATTCGTCAACAATCAATGGAACTCTATGGTAAAGAGCGTCAAATCATTCAGCAGCGTCTCGAATTAGTTAAATCACAAGGTGCAATGGATTGGAAACCTTCCACACCTAAACCGATGGGATAAGTAAATGGATTTTGCACAATTAAAAGCACGATTTGATGAAGCACGAAATTATAAAGATAGGTGGTTAGCACTTTATAAAAATCTTTATTTCTATGTGATTCCGGATCGCGATGCTTTTAATGTCAAGTTTAATTATCGTGATGATGGCAAGCCAACAACTCAAATGGTTTGGGATAACACCGCATTACTAGCTGCTTATCAACGTGCAAATGATTTACACGGATTATTATTACCAAAAGATCGGGTGTGGGGAAAGTTTGTGATGGATCCGCATTTATTTTCACTACAAGCAATTGATGCTTTAAAACCGAAAATGGATGAAGTTAATGATCGCATCTTCTTTTATCTCAATGAATCAAATTTAAGTCGAGTGGTGGGGTCAAGTAATCTTGATTTAGTGGGTGGAACTGCTGCTATATGGGTTGAAAGTATTGATGATGATACACCGTTATATTTTCGATCTATTCCTGCTGTAGCTCTATATATCGAATATTCAACAGATGACCAGATTACAAATTGTTGGTATCAAATCAAGATGCAGGGACGTTATATTCGTGAATATTTTCCTGATTACAATGGGCCACAATTACAAGCATTGATGACTGCACCAAATGATCAATTTACCGTAATTTATGGGCAGATTAAACTTGCAGAAAATAAATTCTATATCTATTGCGTACTGGACATTGATCCTTATTATCCACTCTGGGAAACTGAACGATCCTATGAACAAATTATTGTTTACAGAGATCGAGTACGTCCAGGTGAAGCAGATGGGCGCGGTATTGGTTTGGATCTTATGCCTACCATTATTGATTTAAACCGAATGGTAGAATATCGAAGCAAGAATTATGCATTTAAAGCAAATCCACCGATGTTTTATGATGCGGATAGTTATTTCAATCCATATTCCGTAAGACAGTGGTCGGGTGCCATGATCGCACGTAATCCACAGGGTCGTAATCCTCTCGAAGCATTACAGATGCCAACTTATCCCGATACAAGTAATACGATTAATGATGCGCGTGAATACATTCAGAAGGGATTTCAAGTTGATCCATTGGGAGATATTGATACACCTGTTAAAACAGCGACTGAAATATCCATTCGTGAAAATCGTGCACAGCGTACGAGTGCTACTGATATCTCACGTTTGATTAATGAATTACCTGCGCAAATATTTCGTGTGAGTGCAAAGATATTGAGTGAACGTCAGTTATTGACAATGGATCGTGCAAGTAAATTAGATATTGATTTGATCAAGAAATTGAAGTTTGACTTTGCATCTCCTCTTTATGATCTACAAAAAGAATCTGATTTAAATCACTTTGTGAATAATATGCAGATTAAGCAACAATTCATGGGTCCTGAGATGGCGATTGCGAGTTGTAATCTTTTAGAAGTGAATAAATTCTTGACAGATAAGCTCAATTTGCCTTCCAAGTTATTCAAGAATGATGATGAGTTTAAAGATTTTATCCAACAGCTTCAGCAGCAACAAGCAACTGCTCCGCAAGCAACTACATCGGGATCTCAAGTACAATTACCACAGAATAGAGGTGTTACGATCTAATGGATGATTATTTAAAGACCCTTCTTGAAACAAAAAAAATATCGAAAACAGAATATCATATCTTTCTATTATTTGAATTAACGGATCTTGGGAAAGAGTTCTGTCATAAATTTCAAGAAAAGCTTTTTATGGAAGAACCAGCCGTCATGACAAATACTGGTTATGCATGGGTGGATGGACGAAAGTCCATGTTCCGAGAGATTAAAAGAACCATTGATTTTGTATACCAACAAATAGAGGCTATTAAAAATGACGGAAGCATCTACTGAAAAATTATATGCAGGTAAGTTTAAAACATTAGAAGAATTTGAAGAAGCTTATAAACATAGTGGAAAAGTTAATCAAATTAATGCTGATCTTAATAGACGTATTGAAGAAATGACTACCATTCCTGATGATTACAAAGTACCCGATGGAATTAATATCGAAAATATTGTTGATATAAAGATGATGGCTAAAAATGTAGGTCTTTCGCAATCTCATTTTGAGAAGTTTGCAAAGACAATGCATGAAAAGGAAGTTTCATCAAAAGAGAATTATGAAAAATCTCGTAAAGAGATCAATGATGACCAATATAATGTATTAACTGAATATGTGAATAAGAATTATCCAGAAAAGATAGCAAAGAAAATGATTGATGAATTTGTTTTGAATAAAGATGCGAGAGAAGAAGCTTTAAAACACAGAGATAAATTATTGAACAGTAAAACTCCAGGTATCGGAACTGTTCCAATTGTTCAACCGATGGATTATAGCGAAGTCATTAAAGCACGTGATGAACTTCAAAAACAACCACACAATTTAAAATTACGTGAACGTTACTTAGCAGCGACTAAAGCATATGCTCATTCAAAAGGAGAGCGGTAAATGAAAAATAAATCAAAGAAACCGGTCAAACAAGATGTGGATTATGGTGCGATGAAAGTTCGTAAGAAAAAAGCATCGATAACAAAGATGGCTGGTAAAGCAAAGATTAAAATGAAAGGATCTGGAAAAAGTTCGCTCACAGATGGAACTTATTGCTAAACTATTGTGCAGTATATTTTTTATGCTATACTAGCTTTGTTCTAAATTGAGCCTACATGAAAATGTAACAACCTTAATTTAGAGCCGTAAACCGTTCAGCCCGGTTCGTCCGACAACCTGAAAGTGGTCAATAAAAACTTTATTGATTAATTTTCAGGAGTCGAAAGATGACCGATCAAATAGATTTAGCAACTGCAATGCAGTTGTTCGATACCGAAGTTACGCTCAAATATCAAAATAAACGTTACCTTCAAAGTACAATCACTGAACGACATGGCACGACTGGTATTGCAACCAACGTTCCTGTATCCGATCAGATTGAAATGTCTTCGAGTAACTTTGCTCCGACTGATATTCCAGTCACCCCAGTTGACGAAACAGATATATTGATTCGCCCAACCGATTACAGAGTTAAGACTGTTATTGGTGGTGGTGAAAAGACACTCTTTGCATACGATAAGATCGTCGATCATGCGAAATTGCATGCATTAGCAGGCGCTCGTATGGATGACTTTATTAAGATCAATGCAATCTTTAGTTCTCCACTTATTGGGAATATTTATACCGTTCCTGTAGGTGTTGGCGTTAATACAGGTATTAACTCAGACAAGATTGCTGATGGTATGTCATACCTTCAATCGCAAGGTATCGATGTGATGAACAATTCCGTTTCAATGTGGGCTTCTGCGTTATTGAAGAAATCCATGTTAAACGATGAACGTGTCGTGAACATCTTTTATACCGATCATAAACCATTAACTGACTTCCGCATTCAGATGTACGAAGGCGTTGACTGTCGATTCTTGGGTGAGAACGGTATCAACAAGATCCCATCAACCGATATCGGTGGTGGTATTTCTCAATACCTCGTTCCGCTCGTTCATGAAGATGCCATTGTTCAGATCTATAACCGTGACATCTCTACTTCAATCACTTGGGTTCCGCAACAAGACCGTTGGGAATTGTTAACCGTCATTACAACTGGCGCAAACATTATCCAAACCAATGGTATTGCGTTCATCACTGCTAATACCCCATACGCAGCTAACTAAAGGAGTATAAAGATGAGTAATTTTGATACATTTGCGCCCATTGCTGGCGGGTTACCCACTCAAGCACCAAATGTGTTTGTGGGTGTTACCCCTGATGATTTAGCAACTATCACTGCATCCGGTTACATGAATGACCTTGGAAAAGGAGCATTAACCACAAGCCGTGGAGTTGTTAAACAAAACGACGTTATTTTTATTAACTATTCTGAATCAGGTTCTTTTCCCACTCCAACCAGTACTTTGAACGTGTTTTACGTCAATGTATCGGGTGGAAACTACAGTCTAATTGCATTCCCAGCTTTAGTGCTCGGTGCATTAGCAGCTTCTAATAACTTGGATGATGTTGCGAGTGTGTCTACTTCGCGACTCAATCTTGGTGTGAGTTATTGGACCGCTGTGACTGTTTCCCATACGGATCTAGCAACTGGTGGTACTAAAGTCCTTCAAGCTTCTACAGGATCTGAACAATATACCGTTCGAAATATCATCCTGAGTGGTGCAGGTACTAACTTCAGTGGTGGTGGCGGAGATCGTTTAATTAATGTTCAAGATTCATCGGGAACTAATATATATACCGCAATGACCGCAGCTAAAGTTCAATCATTGGCAGCGACTCGTTGGGGTGATACGGGTGTTCCATTTCCTGCAACAGCGGCGACTCTTGGAGCGTCGACCGTTGCAGGGGAATCTTTGGTAGCTAAATACAGTGGTGGAACGACTGATTATTCAGCGGGTTCACTCACACTGATTATGAATCTCCAAAGAACTGCTTAATGTCGTTCGAATCGACACGTTTCTAAAGCGTGTCGATTTTTTTTGATTTTTTCGACATAAGGAAGTCTCATGCCATCAAATGCCTTTGTGCCATCACTACTCGATGTCGTTAACCAGGTGTTAAGTGAGCTGGGACGATTACCGGTTGATAATGTTGAATCCGATCAGAATGCATTATTGATTTCGCAACGCATACCATATTTACTTCCAGAACTTCTATTGCGTACGCCGTGGAATTGGGCGATTAAATATGTCACGGATAATAATCCAATCACGCAGAACTTTTCTCCAGAATACACATATACCTATCAATTACCTGCTGATTATGGGCGTATGTTTAAATTCTGGCAGATGTGGTATGACTACACCATTATCGATAACTTTGTATTAGCCAATCAAAGACCGATTAATTATTACTACGTTGTTAATAATACAGACATTGATATTTTACCTCCGTTATTTTTTCAGTTACTGGTACTTTATACAGCCAGTCGAGTTGCTTTGGCTTTAACTGAAAATCAAAAGCTCTTTCAATACCTTGATCAACAATATCGAATGAAGCTCGCAGATGCGATTCGTCAGAATGATATGGATCGTCGAATAATGTCTACTCCTCATAATGATTTCGATCGATTGAGTTATATCTAGGGGGTCATATGGCTACGCAAATGATCCGACAAACCAAGTTCACAAATGGCCAGGTTGACGTCATCAATTGGAAGCGTACCGATCTTGAAGGCTATATGACATGTGCTCAAGATCTAACCAATATGGAAGTGGGTACAACTGGATTAGCGCGAAAGAGAAAGGGCACTCAGAATCTTCTTAATATTACAGCCTATGGCGATGTGTTCATTCAAGGATATGAATTTCGTGATAAGTTTGGCGGTTATTATATTGTGACTGCTCGTGATATGGCGATGGATATCTATTCAATTGATGTGAATACAGGAAATTTAACCCATATCCAAACGGTTGTTACATCTTATCATGCTAGAGATTTGCCTGTTATTGATTATGGAAGCAATAATGATGTGATTGTATTTGTGCATAATGAATATAAGCCAAGCAGGCTTTTTATATCGCCAGCCGGATATTTAACTAATCCATTTACATTCACATTTGAAGAATTGACAATTTATCCTCAGCCGGCATATGACTTTGGAAATATTGATTATAATAATTTCACCGTACTTTATTCAGTATTAGGAAATGTATTAACTTTTTCATTTACTGGCTTGGGTTCTGATCCGGGATTTACAAATGCATGGGTCGGTGGCCAAATATTAGGTCCTGGTAATAGTGTTACCCAACCAATTGGATATGCAATCATTACTGCTGTATCAGCTTTTTCTTTGGGAACGGTTACATTTACTGCGAATATTATTATTCCTTTTCAGGCTCCTTTTGCTGTTTCAAATGGATCTTATTATTCAGTGCGACAACCAGTATTTACCGACGAGTTAGGATATCCTGGCGCAACTACTTTTTATCAGAATAGATTATGGTTTGGTGATACACCCGCTCTTAATTCAACAGTATTTGGTTCTAAGCTCAATAAGCCATTAAACTTTGATGTCGGAACAGGATTAGATACAGATGCCATCATTTATGATATTGGTATAACAAATTCAGGTGCAATTGAGTTTTTAAACAGTGGAAAGCAATTAGAGATTTATACTCAAAATGTTGAATGTGCCGCTCCTCAAGATCCTAATGTAGGATTAACTCCTAGTACATTTTCTATTCGTCAACAATCCGCTTATGGAAATAATGGAAATGTAAAGCCGGTTACTTATTTAAATGATTCGTATTACATTTCAAAATCAGGAAATGCAATTATGAATTATCATTTCAATGGAATCGGACAGACTTATTCATCATCAAATGTAAGTGTTCAAGCATCGAGTCTGGTAAATAATCCCGTTAATCGAGCATTACTTCGCGGGACGGATTCATCACAAGATAATTTTGTGTATTGGTTAAATCAAGATAATAAAACAATAACTTCCTTTCAGTTTTCAGAAGAATATAAATTTGCAGCATTAACACCAATTACTTTTAATTCAATACTTCGTCCAAATAATATTGTTGAAATAAAAGACTTATTCACTGTAAATAATACTGTGTATATGCTAAAATTTTATACAAATACTGAAGTCTATACGATTGAGAAATTTGCTGATGATGTATTCATGGATGGTTGGATTGTTAAGAGTGCAAATAATGATGGATTAGTTACGGGGTTATCGGATTTAGAGGGTTATACCGTACAAATAACCTATGATAATGGACAAGGTCCTCAGGATTTTGGTTCTTACACGGTTGTAGATGGAGAAATAACGATCGATGGTTGGATTGGTGGAACCCATAATGTAGTTGTTGGTTTATTATACGATTGCACAGTGGTTCCTATGTATATATTTGCAGGTCCTATGAATGCGAATATTTATAAAAAGATTACACGTATTTATGTGGATTATTTTGAAAGCTTAAACTTTAATGTGAATAACATATTGGTTCCTTATCAAACATTTGCCAATGTTCAGCAAGGATTGCCGCCTCAGCCACAGACTGGAAGTATCGTGGTTAATCCCGTATTCGGTTGGAATCGAGATAAGACGTTTTCGATTACTCAGAGTTCACCATTTGATTTACAAATAACAGCGATTGGATATCAAGTAACCGCAACTATGATTTGAGGTGTATATGAATGTATTTGGTATGAACGTTGCATCATCTTCTCTTTTTAATATTGCATCAGCTGGAGTCGCCGGTGTATTTGACATATTAAAATACAATGAGCAGAAGAAGATTGCTGAAGCTCAGAAAGAGCAGCTTGAATTGCAGCAAAAGCAAAATACCGCTCAATATCAACAAAAGATGTTGAACAATTTTGATATCATGCAGCAGACGATTGCTACTCAAACCGCTCAAGCTGCATCTCGTGGTGTAGGATTGGGATCAGCTAGTCTCGGAGCGATTCAACGCAATACCTATGATGTGGGTTCACGTATTGCCAAAAATCTTGAAATCGAAAAATCCATTTATGATCAGAATATCGAGATTCAAAAGAAAAATGTTGATCGATCTTTGCATGCATCTTTATTTGGTGATGCTGCCGATTTTGTATCTAAAGCACTTAATATTTATAAATTTTGAGGATTTATGAGTAAATCAGCCGAGCCCTATGCCCAATATAAAGAGAATTATCCCATCCTTCAGGTTCAACCGGTTGCGAGTGCTGCACCAGGTCATCAGGCTATGGAACAAGCTCTTAACCAGGCTGAACAGGCATTAACCGGTAAGTTTGAACAATTGAGTCAGGAAAACAGTGCGATTCAATATCTTCAGACTAAAGGAATGATGGCTCAGATTGCCAATGAAGCACATATCAATATTTTAAAGAATCCCGGTCAAGCCAATAAGATTGCACAACAGGCTGAAAACTTACTTAAAAGCGTTGTTAGTTCAGCGCCTGTTAATCGAAAGAATAGGGCAGAACTTGAATATACATCTGATCGATTAGTAGATCAGGCAAAGTTAGAGGCTGTTAGAAATGACATCCAAATCAATCGAATGGTTGGTCGTATGAACGTATTGGAATCAATTCAGCCTGCAATGCAATCGTATAAACAAGCATTGATTCAAGGAGATCAGAAAGCTGCACAATCCATTAGTAAGAATTTAGTTAATGGTTTAAATGGTGCGCGCATGAATCGATATATTGCACCCAGTGAACAAATTAAAATTATGAAGTCATTGAGTGGTTTACAAAATCGTATTTTCGATATTCATAAAACATTTGGGAAATAAGAATGGAAGGCAGTGAACACAATAACATATTTGAAGAGTTATCATCGGATGGTGATTTAAATATTGATCGTAGACCAGTCAATGAAAATACGAATTATCTTTATCAATCTCAGATTCAAGATAGTACATCACAATCTGTATTCGCTTCTATTTCACGAGGGATAAGGCCAGATACAGAATCATTATTATCTTTAAGTGAGCATAATTATGCAAAAGCATCTTTGATGTGGAAGGGGGTTACTCAAGCAAAAGGAGTGATTCGTTCAAATGAACCGGTTATTAATATGCAAGCGCGTATGTCTGAATTATCAAAACCTGGATTTAAATCAACCTTCAGTGACCAGGCAGAACTTAATTACTATAAGCATTGGGCGAATGAATTAAAAACTAATTTTAATAATGCCATGAATGAAACATCTATGGGTGCCGGTATATCTAAAGAATATATGTTAAAAAATGCCGCTATTGATAAGAAATATGGAGGAATGGAAAGCCAAGAAAAGTTTGAAGAGATGCGTGCTAATTACAATGATATGGTTAATAAATATGCTGCATTAGGTAATGCCATGCATATTCCTAGTTCCATGATTAATCCCATTGCTCCAGATATGCGGCAACAATTAGAATCTGGATTTCAAAAAGGTGGTGATCCAGCAGCTGTATTAAATCTAATTGATTATCATGATAGTAATACGATGCCTTATTTAGCTACAGCTGTTAAAGATCCCATTCAAAGGCAGGTGATTGAAACGGCTGGAAATCTTCAAGGAAAGAATCTTTCTGAATTTAATTATCGATTAGTTCAGGATAATCAAAAAGGTAATGACTATTCTGCTTTAAAAATAGGGACTGAAGGAAAATCAGAAGCTTTTCTAAAGAATGCTATTATTTCTGATGCTGGTATAAAAAATATTTTAAATTATAAATCACGATTTGCAGATGGATTGCAAACAACTCCTGCTTTTATTAATAGCGCTCTTAATTATGTGAAAGGGGAGGCTATGAGAAATAATGATTATAGTTTAACCAATTTTCAAAAATATATTTCTGATTTTTCAAAAAATGTTTCTCAAGGTTATAACTTTGCAACTGGACCAGCTTATCAAATTAATAAAAATTTAGAACCAAATGTTACTGATTCACAATGGTCTTATTTGTCAAATATGGTTTTGGATCATGTTTATGAGAAACTGAATAAAGATTATAATTTTCAGGATGATTTAGATCGAAATCCTCTTACAGTCGTGATGAGTCCCTATAAACAAATTCAAGTGGTCGATCGATCCGGTAAGATATATTTTAATCAACCATATTCAGAAAGACTATTAGATGCTTCGTCACGATATGTGTCGCCAAAAAGTGGAAAGAATTTAGAAGTTAAAAATAAAGAATTTATAAAGCAAACTCAAGAGCAGGAAGAAGGAATTGCTCGTCTTGAAGGACATTTCTAATGGCAGGCCCTTTAGATTATGAATTAGCCACTCCTGAAGATTTTGTGAGCGGCGCTAATGAGATGCATTATAGTACTATGCACACAATGGGAGCTGCTTTAGCGGCAGGTGCCGTCTCTCCATTTGTAGCAGCACAAGAAGTAGAAGGCGCATTAGGATTTGTTCCTCGCGAACGAGTCGATGCAGCTGATGATTTTTTAAAATATCTCAATCGTCAATCAAAAAATCCAGATGATGGATGGTTTCAGTGGGGATCAAGTTATACGGCTAATATGGTTGGTATGGCACTTAATCCTATTAATATGGCATTTGGTGAAGCAGGAGGATTAGTAGCAGAATCTTCATTAGGATTTGTTTCACGTGCAACACCAGAGGTTATAAAAACATTTGCTGGAAAACCATTAAGTGAAATCTTAGGAAAAGGGCTGCCAGGATTTGTTGGCAAACAATCTTTGTCAAATCTTGGAAAAAAAGGTGCTATCGGTTTTAGTGCGATGTTTGCAGGTATGACCCCTCAATCCATTGCGGATAATTATGATAAAAATACAGGTCATATCAGTGCTATTGGTGTTGTTAAAGAAGATGCTAGTAATGCTGGATTTGGATTACTGTTAGGAGCGAGTCCTTTTGCAGCAGGAATTATTTGGGGTAAAGCGCGCGGGATATTTAAAGAGGGGAATTTTGATGTTCCTTTGCCTGGTAAGGTATCTGATAGTCAAATTAAAATGCTTGAGAAAGCGCATGCGGATGGAAAGATTAGTGCTGATGAATTGAAATGGTTTAAGGATTATAAGGACGATCCAATGCATCCCAGCATGACGGATCGAGCGGCTGACATCATAGCGAAGGGTGGCCATCCAGTTGATGCAGCTAGTGGTAATGTACAGTTTAATATGTTTAGCGAAGATGACTTTAATAATATTAAATCTGCTTCCGCAGATGCTTTAATGTCTGATATTCCTCAAGAACATAAGATGTT